CTTATGCTTATGAACTTCCAAGCTTGAAGGACTGTAAAGACGCTTTTGGCATGAGTTTGATGGATTAAACTGCAATACTGGGTCCGAGCGTCCGACAAGGGGTCCGAGCGCTCGGACTAACTGGAAGCCTTGCGGCACTAGGCTCCGGGACGTTCGGTCCGAGCGTCCGAGTTTTTCGTCAAGTTCGTACATATTTTTTTGTAGTGTAATGTTATACGTCGTTATGATGTGAAATACAACGTGTAACATTCATGTACGGCCAACTGGTGAAAACACTCGGACCTATCGGACCGAACGACACAAAATCGTCTGCAAGCCTTGCGGTTACTGACTTCATCTAAGTCCGAGCAAAGTCTGCATACTCGGACCCAGTCGGACCGAAATACGTATTTTTACTGTCTGATTTTTTATGTTGTTGTTTTTATTATATTTTTTCCGGACCCAATAAAAATAAGAATAATAAAACCAGGGCTTAAAAATCGGACTTAAGGGGGACATAAGGGGTAGGTGATCGGACCGTAAGTTTAAGGGGATATTTTGAGGGAATTTGGTTGAGATGGTTGAGATGGTTGAGACGGCTGAGATGGTTGTGATGCGGGATAGCGGTGGCCGTGATTGAGGGGGATTCTTGGCTGTTTGGTTTGAAGTGCGAATGCTTGAAGGGTTTACTTGTATTGGGCAAAAATACACATTCCAACCTCAAGGGCGCTGATTGCCGAAAGTCCGCCCGCGAAGAAAATAAGGGGAGGTAGTTTCCCCGCACTTTACTGGGAGATGCCGTCATGGCAGTTGACAACCTGACAGAGGAACAAATTCAGATGATCCAGGAGAGAGGTCCTGTCTCTGAATTGGAGTTCTTCGAATGGGAGCTGGAAGATCTATCCGCCCCTCAACGCATGAGCATGGAAAAGCGACGCATCTTCCTCCGTCATTTTGCTCTGCGGGGAATTGTCCTGGATGGAGTGAATGCTGCACGTGTATCCCGCCACGCGGTATACGCCTGGAGGGAGTCGGCCTGGTTTGAGATGCTCTATCAAGCTGCTATGGACGAAGCGGCTGATCGGATCGAGGCTGAGGCTTACCGGCGCAGTGTAGATGGCTACGATGAGCCGGTTGTCTATCAGGGCCAGATGGCTTACACCGTGGACGAAAATGGCGAGCGGAGATTGGTCACAATCAAGAAGTACAGTGACCAGTTGATGGCTCTCATGCTGAAAGGCGCGAAGCCTGACAAGTACCGCGACAACCACAAGGTCGAGCACACGGGCAATGCTGGAGGCGTGCTGATCGTTCCAGGTGGAATCTCCGCGGAAGAGTGGTCCAAGCAAGCGGCAGAGCAGCAAGCCAAATACGCCGGAAACAGTGGCGACGAGTAATCCCCTCCCCGCGATATAGTCTCCTTGTCAACCACAAGGAGACTCCCTCCCATGAAAGTCTATAGCGTGACCTGCCTCGAGAACCTCGGCTGGGGTACTCGTAACGGCAACTACAACCAGTATGTGAGCACCTCCGTTGCCAATTCTTTTGGTGAAGCCAGTGATATCGCGGCTGAATGGACGGGCACCTCTCGCCCTGAGCAAAGGCAGAGCGCCCACTACTTTGGTGGCACTACTCGAACTGCCATCGTTAAGAGCCATCAGATATGAAGGCCAAATTCGGAACTCCAGTACCTATCGCCTGGTCCTTATTCGGCAAAGAAACCGAAGCCCATTTGTTCCGCCCACCCGAGGTGGAGTACATCGATCCTGATGGTTACTCGGCTGTTGGTTTCCGTGTAGTGCTCAACCCGGGCAATATCCACTGCATCACTGCCAGCTCTCCGGAACTGGCTCAACGAGTTGCGGACCTATTGAACCGGGACGGCTGGAATGCGAAGAAGGCCAAACTTCAAACGACAACCTCTAGCGGAGCAGATACAGACTAAGGTCTGGGCCGCTCAGGCTGGTAGCCAGGTACTCTTCCTCTCTTCCCCGGTCTTCGAAACCCTGTATGAGGGCACTCGAGGTCCGGGGAAGACGGATGCGTTGCTGGCCGACTTCTGCCAGCATGTGGGACAAGGGTGGGGTGCGGCTTGGCGTGGTATCCTCTTCCGTTCCACCTACAAACAACTCTCCGACGTCGTAGCAAAGTCTAAGGCCTGGTTCAAACTGTGGTTCCCTGGAGCCAAGTTCAACGAACAGGACTACGTGTGGACATTCCCTGATGGGGAACAGCTCCTCCTCCGCTACATGGCAAAGCCTTCCGACTACGACAACTACCACGGCCACGCTTATCCCTGGATCGGTTGGGAAGAACTGACCAACTGGGCCGTTCCCACCATGTACCTCTCGATGTTCTCCTGCTGTCGTTCTACCATGCCTGGTATGCCCAGGAAGGTGCGAGCGACTACCAACCCATATGGCAAGGGGCATAACTGGGTCAAGAATCGTTGGCGTCTCCCCCATATGAGGGGCAAGATCATCAAGACCCCTGGTGAGCCTGATCGCGTGGCGATCCATGGCAACATCGAGGAGAACCGGATTCTGCTGGATAACGACCCGGACTACATCCAACGTATCAGGGCATCCGCTTCCAACCCGGCGCAAATCGAGGCCTGGTTGAAAGGTTCCTGGGATATCACCTCTGGGGGCATGTTCGATGATTTGTGGGATGCTAAAGTCCACAACGTTCCAGCCTTCCCGGTGCCGAAATCCTGGCGTATCGATCGGGCATTCGACTGGGGTTCCTCGAAGCCGTTCTCTGTCGGGTGGTGGGCTGAGTCGGATGGTACCGACCTGGTTCTGCCCAATGGCAAGACGATGCGAACCGTTCGAGGTGACCTGTTCCGCATCTCAGAGTGGTACGGGTGCAAACCAGGTACCGAGAACGAAGGCTTGAGGATGTTGGCGGCAGATATCGCGGAAGGTATCCGCCTCAGGGAAATCGGGATGGGCCTGGTAGGACGAGTCAACCCAGGACCGGCTGACTCATCGATCTTCGACGAGGAGAACGGGTCGTGCATCGCGAAGGACATGCAGCGGAAGGGGATTCGGTGGGAGAAAGCTGACAAAGGGCCAGGTTCTCGAAAGCAGGGCTGGGAGCAGATACGCAAACGCTTGGCTGGAGCTGCAAACCTGGACGAGGAGGGCAAGAAGGTTGATGGTCCCCGAGAGCGACCCGGTTTGTTTATCGTAGGCGAACGTTGCCCAGGCTTCATGCGAACGATGCCCAGTATTCCCAGGGATGAGAAGGACCCGGACGACGTGGATACCGAGGTTGAAGACCACATCGCGGATGAGGTCCGATACCGAGTGAGGTTCAAGAAGCGAGACGTTAAGCAGGGGTCGTTCTAATGAGCAAGACAGACTGGGATTTCCAAGAGGGCAAGAGATACGCCCTCGACATGATCGAGGCGGTTCCGTCATACCATGAGCTGGACTACACGTTGCAAAATCTGCGCTCATACGCCGATGCGAAACCGGTCCGATATGGTGACGGCATCCGGAGCGTGATTCGGACTGTTGAGCGTTACCTGAAACACGCCACAGCTAGCAAGGAGTAAGGCCATGACAGCCAAGATTCTCGAGTTACCGCGTCCGGACTTCTCCCCGGCCATTAACGAAGCCTGGGATGAGCTCATCGCCGATCTTCGAGAGGCGGTTGATAAGGCCTTCGAAACCAGGCTTCCGGTCGGAGTAATCGTGGCCGAGCTCGAGCTGGTAAAAACTTCCATTATCATGTCTCAGGTCCTTGCCGGGCCGATCGAAGAGGACGACAAATGACCGTCAAAGCCATCCATGGCGCCCTCATCCCTGGGGAAGCCGATCCGAAGATTGTCAAGCTCCTGGAAGACTATCTGGTGGAGGCCAAAGCTGGGCGATTGCGCGGTGTTGCCATCGTGGCAGTCACCGAGGATCAGACGGTCTCGACCGGCTGGAGGCATAACGCCGAGTACTTCAACCTTCTGGGTGGAGTCGCCTGGCTTCAACAGCGCATCCTGGGAGATGGCGAATGATGGAGATTCTCACCTTCCTGGCCATCTACTCAGTCACCCTCTACTCCTTCAAATAGTGGTATTCCCCTCCATACCCTCCTGCTAATATGAGCTTCCATCCTCACAGGAGACGAAGCTCATGGCTCTACCTACACCATGGTGGAAACAAGGCCGGATTGGCCGATGCCTGGAATCCCTTCAAGCCTCTGAAGAAGACGGGTTTCGGATTATCAAGCGCGACTACGGCTGGTTGTTGGTAGAGCGTGACGGTAAGTCCTATGTCCACCTCACCCTGCGTGGTAATAGCAAACAGCGGAGGCAACAAATTCGAGCCATCCTCCGCTATATCAATGGAGAGTAGCAATGTTTCTCAAACTTTACAAGATGGTTGGAGGCCATGCCATCGTAGTCAATATGGCCACGGTAAAGCACATTTGCTGGCAGAAAAATCCATATGGCAAGCATGATCCACAAGGATCAAAGCTGACCTTCATCGATGACACCGATGAGGTGGTAATCGAAAACCCTGACACCGTCCTTTCCCGCCTGGAGGCAAAATAACATGAGCTACTCAATTCGGTGTTGCCCTCGAACCGGTCTTGCATGCCGTGAGGACTGCAAGACTCCTGAATGCCTCGGGAACGAGCCAGCTGGAGAGAAAGCTCGTCGCCTCTCCTACCAGGACGACCCATTCAAAATCCTTCGGGACAAGGCTTTCAAAGTTGAGCAGATGAATCCTCATCCGATCATTGCCAGCCTCCGTTGGATGGCAGACATGCTGGAACGTGGCGAAGTCACCTGGGCGAATGGCGGGCTCTACATCTCCAAGACAGATGAGGGCTATTCGATCCAAGGTGAACTCGAGCTGGCCGATGTTGAGCCCGAGAGCGAACGGCTATATCCGGCAGATGGGAATAGCCTCGGATGAAGCTGGAACATGGCTTCTTGTGTGAGCACGTCCATTGCCTGGAGGGGTTTCACACACCTCTCCAGTATGGCAAGAGCCATAGTTCGTTCCTCCCTCAAACAACGGTATTAGAGGGAAAGCCTTTGGTGCATCGTTATCTCATCTATCGGCGAGGACAATTCTATGTCTGTAGTGAATGCTGGAAAACCGCGACTACTGTATGACACGAGCGGTCGATACTTAGGGCTTTATGAGGTCAGCCCGTGTGGAATCTGTAAGGGCCCAGCTTTCAAAGCCCTACAGGTTTGGCCTCTTCATCAAACTGAGAGCCATTGTTTAGTTGGTGCCCATCCAGGGGCGTCTTTTCGGGCAGGGAATATTGGCCACGAGTTTATATGGGCTGGTCAGCTAGAAGCCCTTAAATCTTTGTACAAGACGTGACCATCGAGGAGAAGTAGCCATGAGAGTTGAGATGCGTAAGGTTTTCATTGCCAGTGATGGCAAAGAATTCGATAGTGAAGAGCATGCCCTGGAACATGAGCAGATGCTCGTAATTCAAGTGCGCCTGGAAGAAGCCAGCTTTCTTGACTGGCGAGACACCTCCCCAGAAGAGATTGCTTCCTACCTGGTTCGTTTCTTCGACTTCACACCTAAGGAGCAGCAATAATGGCTGAGCTAGAAGAGCGGTACATCGTAGTAAAGATCAAGGACCTGAATGAGGATCAGCTGAGAATTCTCCAGCTGTCCATTAAGGGTTATGATATCCCAACGCAGGAATGCCTGGTTGTCGAGCCCGACTGGCCCCAGTATGAGCCAGTAAAGTATAGCCTCCTGGCTGATAAGCCCACTCTGCCTTTGAGTGTAGCTGTCTTCGAGTACATCGAAGGTGAGTCGATGGAAGAGACTGAAGCCCGACTCAAGTCTGCTCTCAAGCTGGAATATGAACGCCACATGCTCCAGCGCTTGACTTTATACTCCCAACAAGCCGAGCGAACTCGTGAAGATGCCACCATGTACTGTAAACACCCAGTCAAGCGCCAATTCTACTTGGCGGGCAAGGGAGATACTAAGCATCGTCTCCACCAATGCCTGATTTGCGGCGACCTCATGGGCTACTGATTTAATGGCGTCGGTACCCAGTCAACCTGGGTATCTTGGCCTTGCTTCACCAAAAACCACCTATAAAGGAGCTCCACCTATGCGCAATTCCCGTATCTTCCTTGGCCTTTGTGGAGCCTTGGCAATTGCCCTGGCATCACAGGTCACCTATGCCGGTCGCTGTGATGGCAATCAGGGTAATGGTAACGGCAACATCTGCACTCCGGTCACCCCGCCGGAAACTCCTGCCCAGGGCGAAACCGATCGCGAGTACACTGCTCGAGTCCATACCTACGCTCATGGCAACTCGATCGCCATCCAGCACCTGGATAAGCGCCAAGAAGCGACTGAAGCGACAGTGGTCACCCAGGGCAATCGCCAAGAAGCGACTGAAGCGACAGTCATCACCCAAGGCAATCGTCTCGAGGGGCATGATCGTGAGCTGGCCTCCCAAGGCAATCGTCTCGAGGGGCATGATCGTGAGCTGGCCTCCCAAGGCACTCGTCTCGAGGGGCATGATCGTGAGCTGGCTTCCCAGGGCAAGGCTATCAGCAGTACGCAGAAAGTCGTGAAAGCTCAGGGAGAGGTCCTGGATTCCCAAGGCAAGGCTATCAGCAGTACGCAGAAAGTCGTGAAAGCTCAGGGAGAGGTCCTGGATTCCAATAGCGATATCCTGGCTTCTCACGGTGCAGCAATTCATGCTCAAGCCAACTACTCAGCGGGCAATCGAGCGATGATTTCCAGCCTTTACGATCGCGCCAATGACCATGAGTCGCGCATCTCCAGCCTGGAACGCCGAATGGATGAACTGAACGAAGCGAACGCAATCGCCCTGGCCGTAGCTGGTCACCAGTTCAACACCCAAGTGGGTTTTCAGACGGCGGTGTCCGTGTCTACGATGAATGGCAAGCAAGCCCTGGCAATCGGGGCAGGTGGAGCCATCAACGAACGCCTGTTCATCAACGCTGGTGTAGCCCAGTCAGGATCGACCTCTGGCGGAGTTGTGAGTAGCACTCTCGCCTGGTAGACCAAAACGATCTAAAAGAAAGGGCTCCTTTAAGGGGCCCTTTCTTTTATAATGAATTCACACCAACGCAATTGAGGCAACGACCATGACCACTCTGACCACTCGCCAACGTATCGCTCTTGCCAACGTTGCCAAGTACAACAGCCTGGAATTGGCCCGTCACCAAGCCATCAGCCAAAAATATTGGGTTGAGGTTCTGATGGGTGACAACTGCCAATATTGGGTTGCTGCTACCAACCGCGAACAAAGCATCCTGCAAAACATGGGCTACGAAGTAGTCCCTGCCAAGATGATCTAAGGAGAGAGCCATGACTTACCATATCTACTATGACCGCCCTACCCGTACCTGGTGGGCTTATTGGATGGATAAGGATGAGAACCAGCTTGGCGATGCCGTATTTGCTGCTACTCGTGATGAATGTCTCATAGCGTTGGGGTCAGCTCGCCCCTAAAAATTGTAACGGAGGGGCTCCCTTATAGGGGGTTCCCCCTTATAATGAACTCACACCAACGCAAACTGAGGAACACGACCATGACCACATTCACTTATGAAGCTGTTCTGTCGGTCTACGACTACGAAGATTTCGACGACGCAGCAGAAGATCATGCAGCAGCAATCAAGCAACTCGAAGAAGATGCTGCTGAGCAGGGGATCAAAGTGAAGGTCATATCTTGCACCTTCGCAGACTTCGATAGTGGCAATCCGATTCATGCTGGTGCCTACTATCAAATCGATTACGAAGCAGATGAAGAGGTGGAGATGTGAAGACATGTAAGGGGAAAAACTGCAGCTCGGATGGGCACACGCCCCATTCGAGCGAGTGTCGCTTTGAACACGCCCAAGCTATAGCTTCGGGCGTCAAAGCCGTTCGCCTAAAGCTCAAAGACGGCGACAAGGATTGGAAGACTCCTTGCCAAAACTGTGGGGAGAAGCCCACCGTTCACCCGTTTCAGCTTTGTGGGCCCTGCTGTTTTGGGGAAGCGGAAACCTATGGAGGGAATTGGTAAGAATGGTGGCTTGCTCAGTTCATGAGCAGGCCTATACTACTTTTCACATCCTATGGAGGTGTGACATGAAAGCCTACTGCCTGGAGGATGACCAACGTCATCTGCACTTCATGACTGTCAGCACTGATGGAGCTGAAATCCGTCTTGTTGATGGCGCCTTCCACCAAGAGCCCTTCTCTGCAGTAGGCTCTCGGATTCGTGGCTCGACCCACCAGAGGGCTGAGGCGGTTTACCGTGCAGCTCGAAACGGGCTGGCCGAACTTCGTCGCGTTACTCAGCAGCAATGGAGGGAGCTGTGATGCTATACCTGTGTCACTTCCATTGCAATATCTGCAAGCATGCTTGGAATGAGGTACTCGGCCACTCGATGGCGGTCATGTGCCCTGAGTGTGCATGCCTCAACTCCCCCGATATGGCGGAGCAACTAGAAGAAAAGGAGAATAGCCATGAACCATCTCAGTCAACGCGCTCAACAGCTTAAGAAGTACATCAAGTGGCGAGTCGTAGAGGATTTCACAGGAGCTCTACACGTAGCGGCTTCCTTGGGCGATCAGCACCAGAGCTATATCATCTTCAAGGATGACTGGAAGCATTGCCCGAACAAGAAAGGCCTGATGACCAGTGTCATCAAACACCTGGAATACCATATACTGACTCGGGCGCTGAGGCAAGTAGCGGTTTCTGCCTGAGGCCAAGCGGTAGTAAGATCGTGCTCCCGACATTAAGTCACCCAGGAGCACGATCTTATGTCATCCAGCGACCGTCCAATCGGACCGACTCTTCCCTTCTCCAACGAGCTACACCAGGAAAAATACCGTCAGCCCAATGAGTCCTTCCGCGAAGGCATGA